ACTTTTCACTTTTCACTCTTCACTTGTCACTTGTCGTTTTCTTTGCAGCGCCCGCTCCAAGTACGGCACATCCTTAGGGTAGTGCTCCCGCTTCTGGGCGATGAGCTTCTCAAGGGTCGCTGCGCCCAGCTCCGAGAAAAGCGCCACAGCCCCCTCTTTCAGCGCCAAATACTTAAATCCCGTGATGTATAGTACCAAGGCATTGTACGGCACCCGCGAGAGGTCTACGATCTGTAACCCTGCTTGTACTTCCTTCTCCCCAGTGTAGTATACACGCCCTCCAGGGAGCAGCACCTCGAAGCACTCTTCCAGATTAGGCTTTAGGCGCTTAACCTCCCCCTGTTCTAAGGGGGAAGTAGTCGCCATGTTCTTATTTACTTGATCCTTTGCCATTAATCATTGAGCATTAATCGTTAATCATTATGCCTCTGCTATGCTACCCGCATACTTGTACAACTTGGAGTTGGTGGTGATCTTCAGTGTTACCCCTGAATCGTCTTCGGCTTTCTTGCCTGTAGTAGCATCAGCAGAATCCATAAAGGCAGGGTTAATCTTTGTTCCCACTACCCACAAAGTACCTACAGCATCAGGCACAATAAAGGTCATAGGCACATTCTTGTAACGCCCGATAAAGTCGAGCACCTTGTCCGAAAAGCGTGGAATCTTAGCCTCAAGGTCTGTCTTTGCCTTCTTGTTCCCCGCATTGCCCACAAGGCTCATCTTTAGTTCGTTCTCGTTGATCTGTAGGTCTATCCCCTTCCATGTCTTCCCAGTGACAAGGGTTAGATTTCCTTCCTCTATGGTGTTAGCCTTGCCCAGCTCCCCCGTATTAGGAGGGAGCACACATTTGTCGAGGAAGGCCGTAGGCGCATACAGCACACGCGTACTGATACCCCCGCTCACCTCGTCGTTTGGACAGCTGTCCAAGCTCTCAAAAGGAGCATTATCAAAACAATTTGTAGCCATTTCTTTTATCTTTTAAGTTTATTCGTTTTTTACTCTTCACTCTTTACAATAAGAGCGCTTCCCCCGCCTATGAGCTGCACGAGTGCTTCCTCATCTGCGGCCAACTCTTCCTGAGTGTAGTGCTCCCCACCGAATAAGATCTGCAAGGGCGCATCGTCCGCAAACTGGTACTGCTTTCCACGAAAAGAAAAGGCATGTCCCGCTCTCTTTTCCTCTACCTGCAATACCCTTTTGCCTCCCGCAGTCTCCAAAGTAGCTTCTAACTTTGTAAGCGCTTTTTCCCTTTCGTCAAGGGCTTGCTCTCTTTGGTTAAGGGCTTTTTCCCTTTGGTCAAGCTCCACGGCAAGGTCGTTCAGATCCGATTCCTTGCTATCTGCGGCCGCTTCACGAGCACTCAGCTCCGAGGAGCGATCCTCAAGGAGCGCCTCGCGCTCCTCAAGGGTCAGTTCTCTGTTATCATTATCTTTTGCCATATATTATCTATTTAATTATAAAAATAGGTTTGGATAGAACAGCTTGTTCTGCGAATCATTGTTCAATCCTCTGTGCTTGCTGGCATCGGCAGTCTCTACGAATAGGTACTGGTTCACCGCAAAATCGTAGCCCAAGTGCCACTGAGAGAAGAGCTTCACTACATAGTCCTGCACTTGCACATCGTCCAAGCGCGCTGGATTGTCTTTGCGATCGTACAAGCGGAAGAAGTTCCCATCGTACCACGCTATGATTCGCCCTTTCTTCAGTCCTGGCACGCCCACTATGGTACGGCCAAACTTCGTCTTCCCGCGCTGTGGATCCTTGAAGTCTATGTACTGGTTGGCTGGGGTCTCACGTGCCTCTACATAGTCGTTGAACTCTTCCAAGGAGAGGAAGATAGTGCTTACTTTCCCTTGGTCAGGCAACCCTTTTTCAAACTTCGTTACCCTATCCACTATAGTAGCGGAGGAATCCACGGGGATCAAGAAAACGGGATTTTCTGTGTCCGCCACCGCTCTGGTGACTACCTCATTGAGCCCGTCCATGGTCTTGGTGTAGTCTGGAGTAGTGTTCCCCACCTGTGCAGGATCATACTTCCCTATAACCGAAACCACATTCAAGTCTGAGATGATCTTTTCTTGTACCAAACCCATAATGTACTTGCTGATAGGCATCTCATTGGGTTTCTTCTCCTCTTCGTACAGCTCCTCTACCCAGCTATTATATACCTTGTAAGGATTGATTGGGAAGTTCATCTTTTGTTGGAAGTTTTTAAGTAGTTTCTTCCCAAAAGAAACCTTACCATATGGAGTCCAAGTATCCGAAAAGGCTTGCACTACATTATCCATTAGCACATAAGGAATATTATACTCTCCTTTGACCTTTGATAAGGTCTTAGCATATCGGTTCAGCAGGATATCTTTTGAGAGAATCGCCGCTTGTATCTCAAAAGGGTTCTTCCTTCCATAACGAACCAACTCATTTTTGATTTGGTCTATGTCTATAAAATCTGGCATATTCTTACTTTTAAATTATTATTCTAAATTCTTACAACTGATTGTGCAAATCTTCCATATGCACTACTTCGTCCCCGCTCTGCTGTTCGCGCCCGTCATTACTTGGCTGGGTATGTACTGGGCGTTTCTCCCCGTACTCCTTGCAAGTCTTCCCAAGGGCAGCAATGTCAGCGATTGCGTCCCCGTTACTCTTAAGGTCATTCAGCGCCATCGCCTCGCCAAGGGCTTCACTCAGCGCCTTGCCTTCTGTGGCGACTTTTTCTTTTTCAGCCTTCAGCGTGGCAATCTCTTGCTCAAGGGCGACCACTTGCTCCGCAGTCGCAGCTTCTTTCTTCTCTGCAAGGGCTGCCTCCACCTTGGCCAGCTGCGAAGCGGTAAGGCTTACATAGGCCTCACCCCCAAAGAGCGGCTTTTTTTCCTCTAAGGCACTCCCCAAGAGCGCCGATAACAATACGTATTTCATATCTCGTTTATTAAAGTTTCCAAACTCATTATTTCATCTACAAGGCCGACCTCCAGTGCGCCCTTAGGGGTATATACAGCCCCCTTGAACACGCGCCCGTCGTCCTTGATGTCTGCTCGGTACCCCTGCACGGAGCTAATAAAGCCCTTAGCCAGCTCGCTGAGGCGCTCCTTGGCCAAGGTGTCATCTCCTGCCACCAAGTCCCGCCATAGCTTGTTCTTCTCGCTGCTCTCAGGGGCATACACTTCATAGATCTTGGCACCCCACTTCTCGAACATCTGCGAGTAGTCTTGCGTATGTAGCATGGTGCCAATGCTCCCTATGGCATCGGCAAAGGGGCTGCTCACTACCTTATCGCAGGCTGCTGCAATCCAATAAGCCGCACTACACATATACCCATTGGTATAGGCTACGATGGGCTTTTCTATCCCCCTGATGATGTGGGCAAGCTCTGCCGTGCCTGAGACCATACCCCCGCCGCTGTTTATGTCTAATATGATAGCCGATACACTTGGGTGTGCGTCCAACTGCCGAAGGTAGCGCCCATAGCTCTGAGTACCTATATAGTCATAGGACGTATGCTTGACGATTGCCCCGTATATATCCACTACCACGGGGAAAGTATCCCGCCCGCTGGCACTCCCACTACGCGCCTGTACCTCCAGCTTAGCCTCATAATCCTCCTCCAGCTTCTCAGAAGCCGCAAAAGTATTGTCCTTAAAACCCTTTACAAGCGCAGGAATGATGGAGAATAGGTATTCTTTTTCTATTGATAGGATCATTTCTTTAGTTGTTAGAGATTTGTGGTTAGTATTTATTTACGGCAAAGGTAATATACCCCTTACACACCCCAAAGGACAGCTTTTATAATGATTAATGCCAACAATGATTAATTCCCTCATTTCTTAATTGGTTGGTGGCAAGAACAATAATACTCGGAATTTCTCGGTTATTTTACCCAGAGTAGGGAAGATGATCGTTTGCCCCGTTAGACTAATGGTAAATAGATCTTTCCCCGTACCATTATCCACGATATTGTCATCTATGGTAAGGCTAAAGGGTTCCCTATGGTTACCCACCACGAGCATCTCCTGAGCCGACACCAATGCCACCACATACTTGCGCTTTTTGTGCATGGATATCAGTTTCAGCCGCACCTCCTTGCTCAGCTCGTATATGGGAAAGGTAACCTTCATATCGAAGTAGTCATTATGATTTTGTTCCTTGAGGCTTATCTTACGGCTGTAGCCGCTGGGGTGAGCCACTCGTAGTTTTACAAGGGCAGCGTTCGGATCGGGGGTGAGCGCCCTTAGATTCTGGTTAAAGGTAAAACTCGCCGCGTCAAAGAGCAGCACATGGCGGATCTCCCGCGTGAAATCCTCTCCTATATTACATAATTCGTAACTCATTTTTTTTAGATTATAGGCAAAGATAAGCGCCCTTTCCCATTCAGGAAAGGACGCTTTAAGCAGGTAACCGCTTACAATCCATTGTAAGCCTCATAGATATCCGCTAACTCCTCTTTATTTTCTTTCACAATAAAGGATAGATCCAGCATGTAATCAAAAATCTCTTCTAAAAACTCCTGATCATCTGAATCTAAGAGCTTAGCTTTTTTTATCTCTTTTGGGAATCTTGATAGCCTTTTTTGAAAATTCTTCTCTGCGGAGATCTTTTCAGCTACCTCAACGAGCCATTGAGAAAGCTCTTCCCCCAATTGCCTACTTAGTGGATGTGGATTGTTATTCATGATTTTTACCTCCTTCCTATTATTGTTTAGTTATGACATGGATAGAATCAGTAATCCTAATTCCTTAGCGATAGCATGCTCGATACGAGCCCCTCGGCTTTCCTTCCAGTCAGGGAGGAGGAATATACCTCCACACCCCATAAGGAGTTCTATATCTCTGAGCATGTGCTGTTCCCAAGGGCTATCAATGGGCAGCCCATTCTCAAGAGGAGAAACAGGAGTTTGTCCCATCGCAATCAAGTACTGACATGCCTCGTGGAACTTCTCCCGTGTCTGCTCAATATCCGTGTCTGTTATCTTTCCTGATATGTATATTTTCATTACTTATTCACTTTTTACCTCCTATCGAACTATAAGTCACTTAGCCACTCTTGCATATTGTAGTATAATCCTTTCTTCTCAATATCTAATTTATTATAAATATAGTCTTTTTCGGAAGGTCTTAGATAATAAAAAAAGAATTCAATCATTGCTTTTTCTCTCCAGTCTACTATAGATTTCACATGTCTATAATGATACTCCTCTTTAGCATATGCTGTAATAAGGTATTCAAGTCTTTCTGCAGTAACAAAACATTCTAATCCCTCCTTAATTGAGTCTAAGGAGTTTATGTTACGTACCCATGAATGAAAGTACGCAGGTGCTGTCCTCTGACCTCTACCTCTCTGTTCATTAATAATGATTCCTAATATCCGTTTTTTCTTCATTGTTATAAAAAATTTAATCGTTTTGCTATTAATTCTACCTAAAATTTATACATTCCTATACCAAAAGGTATAGATGAGCCAGCCAAAGAGGTAATAACGAGTTTCAGTATATCGCAGCTCTCCAGCTATGTCTAAGTGATAGTATTTTACTGTCTTCATCGTTTAGTTTCTAAAAGGTACAACAACAAATTCACCATCTGCTAAGGCGTTTAGAAGGTCTTCCTTGGAGGAAAAAAGCTCTTTTTCATTAATATCTTTTAGTACAAAAAACTTATTGAAAACATTATAATGAATTTGAATAAGATTCTTTTTTCCTAAATCAACAACTTGAAGGTGTATTTCTCTTATTTTTACTTCTATTATATTTCCGCAATATACAT